GTAAGTGTAGTGCAAGTCAATTGCCATAGCATCAGATTTAGCCAGAATATCTCTGTCTGTTTCTGTTGTTAAGCCAGCTTGCTCGCCACTTGCTACTGCACCTGCAGTAAAGAAATATGTACTGTATTCAGTTGAAGAACCACTACCTGCAGTTGAAACGTCATCTGAAACAATAACTCTAAGGCCACAGTATGTTGGAACTGTATCGTTTCCAGCATTGTAAGCTGGTGTGATTGTTCCACCAGATGCAGTTGCTGAACCTCCGTTTCCGTCACCTGCAAGTACATAATCTACCATTTTTCTTTCAACAAGATCATAGTAAACTTTACTGTGCATACAAACTGCAGTCAGCTTGTCGCCTTGATCTCCAAGAATTGACCTTGCTTTTGCAACGTGTCTTGGACTTAAAGTTGTTGGTGTATCTGAAGAACCACCATCAATTGTTAAACCAAAAAATGCTGCATTGGAATCTGTTGAATTTACAGAACCAAATACACCATCAAGACAAGCCAACAAATCTTTTTGTCTTTGGTTTGCAATGTAAGCACCGATCTTTTGACCGATTGCCGCCATTGGATCTGAGCCTGCTGCAAGTGCAGCTAAGTCTCTAGATTCAAAAGCACGACCTCTATGTAAAATCACTCCAACTTGTTTGTCGGTTGTAATTTTGCCGGGTGTTAATGAAGAAGAATCTGATAATACTTCGAAATCTCCGCTTAAATTAGCTGAGAAAAAAGGTACATTTACGAAATCACCACCCTCAGTTGCATTTAACTCAGCCATAGGTGCAACCACACCGCTAGCAAGAAATGAATCTCGCTGTGTAGTTTGTTCTATGACATATGGTGTAAATACCTCTGGAACGATAATATCACTCCTGAGAACTGCCATTGTTCAAGAAATAAATTTTACAGTGTGGGCGTAACCCTATCTAAGTTCAGCGTAGCTTTACCTTATTTTCTATACTAACGTGTTTTAGCAATTTCTCTCAACTTTTGCCAAGTTTCTTTTCCATATGTCTTAAAAATTCTACCTTGTTCTGTAATATCTTCACTTTGTTTAAGAAATGGTTTTAACATATCTTCTGAAAATGAATCTGTGCTTGCTCTTGATATAGGGGCACCACCGCCAGTTGGTTGACCTTTTTTTAATAAATAAGGTTTTTCTTTTTCAAGTTTATTTTTTACATATTCTGCAACTGGTAGTTGTTCATAACCATCTACAACCACAGGTTGACCATCTTTAATTTGTATTTGATCTTTTGGTATTAAATTATTTAAAACTAATTCTGGATCATGGGTTATTTCTGAAAGTGCTTGTATTGAAGGACTTATCAATTCAAGTTCTCTGTTTCTAGCTTCTAGTTCTTCTATTTTTTGTTTATCGGCAGCACTTTTATCTCTATATTCTTGTGCCATAGCTTCTTTTGCTTTTGAATAATCGCCAGCTTGTTCTAGTTTGGCCTGTTCTGCTTTGTTTTTATAATCAACCAATTCCTGATAATCTTCAGGAATTGAAATGTCAACATTACCTTTCTGATTTTTTAATTTGCCAATCAACTCATAATTTTTTGCTTCTAGTTTTTTTACAGATTCTTTGAGTTGTTCAAGTTCTGCATTGTTTTCGGGTGGCGTAACCACTTCTTTGTTTTCTTCAGACATAAATAAGTCGTAAACTTAAAGGTATTATAATACTAATACTACCATTTGACTTTTGCAGCCCAAAAAGCTGCAGACATTTTACCTTTTGCTATATTTTTTGCATGACGAGCAAGAAAAGATTTTCTCCTTGCTTTTTGTTTGTCTGATTGTGGACTTTTACCTGCACCTCTTACACCTTGCTGACCAAATCTAATTAATTTAACTTTATCTCCTTCTTTGGCTAAGACTGCATGACTTGATGTTGGATGGTTTGGTGTTCTTTTTGGCTTATTAAAACCGCTAAATGTCTCAGAACCACGTTTAACTGCCATTATCGCTTCCTTGCCTTTTTATAAATGTCTTTATCAACTGCTCTTGCAGGTCCACCACGCATATATGAATTAACTCGACCCATTGACCAAGCAGCCATACTTACATTTCTACTACCACCAGATAAATAAGCACCTTGACCTTTTCTATAAACCTGTGCTAATTCACCGTACTTAAAACGAGTACCTTCAGCTTTTTTCTTAAGACTTTTTACGACTGCGGCGCTTAGTGGTTTTCTTCGACTTTTTTGTGACATCTTGGTTTACCCTTGATTGTTGAACCGCTTTAATATCAATATACTTACCTGCCTTATAAAGTGCAGCAGTACGTTTTATTTCAGCAGCTTTTGTGGCTTTGTTTCTAGTACCTTGTAAATAAGCGGTTGGTATACCAGTTTTCTTATCCTTTGGTACTTTCCTCTTTCTTGGCATTTTTCTTCTTAGGTTTTTTGACCTTGTATTCGTTTAGTTTTTCAAAAAATCCTTTAGCCATTATTTTTTACCACCTTTTTTTATTTTTTTCTTTTTACCTTTTGGTTTCATTGAGCCATAATGTCCGGGCATAGTAATAAAGCAACTAAGTCTAGTATAACTTTTAAATTGCTTTTGGATATTTTTTTATTAAATCTTTTAAAGATAATTCAGATCCATCATCTCGAATTATCTGACGTAAAGCCTCTCTTGGACTTTTATTTTTTGTTTTTACTAAATAATTAAAAAAAGGTTTTTTGTTACCAAGAGCTTCAGTTTGCATACTTGGGTTTTTATTTAACCAATCAGGATAACTTTCATCTTGTGACACACGACCAACACTACTAGGTCTTGTGTCAGGAAATCTTCGTCTTAAATCTTCATCATCAATAACAGGTACAGTTGTTGATCTGCAGTTAAAATGTTGAGGTGGCATTGGACCTTCCCCATATCTAAATGTTTTTCCATCAAGGCTGCCACATAACGCAGTTGTTTTTGAATCTAAAGTTGCCACATATTCATACCTTGAGGTGACATCTTGGTTTGCAGCATACACTTCTTGGCTTGCCATAGTTTGAACTTGATTGACAGTTGTTCTTACGATTGTTCTAACTTGATTATTTGCTAATTTCATACCGTTACCACCAGCAAGTGCTTGTGCTTTTGCTGTCATTTCTTGATTAGCACCAAACCTTAACCTACCTCTTAATCTTTTTGATATTTTTGGCAATGATTCACCTTCTGTTATACCAACTCTTATTTCTCTTGAAATAAATTCAGCTTGTGATTCAGCGATACCACGAAATGCTTTTTCTATAACTTGACCACTAGGTAATGTAATTGTTGAACCTTTTGCTGCTGTAAGACTAAAAGTTCTGCCAACTTGTGATTCTAAAGTTGGCAAAGTAAGAATATTAACTCTTGTTGGGTCTGTATATACAATACTTCTAGCAAAATCACCCGAGACTTGTACTGTATTAACATTTGCTGCACCTCTTGGTAAAACTTTCTGTAATTCATTCGCCACAAAATCAGTTTGAAATACAGCTAAAGCTTGCATTTGATCTGCCATATACTTTGTTCCCTCAACAGACCAACCTTCCAAACTTTCTCTGAATTGAACTAACATTGACCTAATACGAGCAACAGTAGCAGGCGAGCTTACTTCGTCTATTGTTGCTAACTTGTTTGTCAAATCCAGAATTACATTATTGTAGTTGGTGACTATTTCTCGTGCCACCCGATTGCTATATCTATTTAAATCTATAGATTGCCTATAAAAACTTTCTGGTATTGACATGAGTTATTCTTCATTTGTTTCTTCATCATCTGCCTCTTCCTCAGGTGCTTCAGGTTCTTCAGGCTTTTTAGCTTCCACCATGCCACCTCTTTGTGTTGATTCTACTTCTTCTTCTACATCAAATTCATCACCTAATACTTCACCCTCATGTAATTGCTTTAATAAAGTTTCTTGTGTAATTGAACCTGCAGTATAAAGTTGTAATAATGCTTGAATTTCTTGAGGTTCAAGTCTTTGTGATAAGAAGTCTCTGTTAACAAAACAACTACCTGCTTCAGCATTAAGGTATTGACCATGATAAACCAAACAGTTGTCTATCATATCTTGCATCTGTTGTGCTACAACCATCATTGTTGAGTCGCCTTGTGATCTGTCAATTCTTTTTGCTTCTGCAGTTTCAGCCGATAACTTTTGCCCTAATACCGCAGCAAGACCTAATTCATTAATCTGATTAGATAAATTATCAAGTCTTTTAAACTGTGCATCATAACTACGACCTGCAGGTTCTATATATTCTGCTCGACCATCAGCAGGAAAAGCTATAGCTTCACCGGGTCCCGCAGAAACTTCTTCGGAGTTTTGCGGAAACCCATAAAAAGCAAGCATAGGTACAGCGGATATGTGTAGTTGATTATCTAAATCTGATTGTATTTGATATGCTTTTAAATTTAATTCAGCAATATCAGCCATTGGTGGTCTTGATTCTAATAAATTAAATCTGTTTGAATATGCTACAGAAAAAGGTATTTCTGCAAGTGATGTAGTTCCCTCATCAACTTTTACAAATTTATTATTTTTACCTTTCTGATAAATTTCAAAAGAACCTCTTTGCAAGAATCTTATTTGATCTACAATTTTTTCACCATATAAACCGTCAGGTACTGATACTTTTTCTTGTAACCTTAACTGTGTAAATTTAACTACACCTTCAATCACCTCAGTTCTGAATCCTAAAATATCTCTTGGGGTATATGTAACCCAATAAGGTCTACCACCTTGATTAGACTTTGGAGCATCAACAAGAACACCAACATGACCATATCTAACCATTTTTCTTGTAGTCTCGTAAGTCCAGACGTTTAAATCATTACCTTGTAGATCTACGTCAAAGAGGTGTTCTCGTATTTGATCTGAAGTTTCATTTAATCTTACAGGTTTTCTAGTAAGCATACCTGCAAGCATTCTTTCAAGACGTAAATAAAAAGGTGGACAGACTGATCTAGCAAGTCTGTTGTCATAGCTTTCATCTAGTTCTCTTGGCTCTTGAGGTAAATATCTTCTATGTCTTTTTCTCATTTGATATGTACCTCCCAACAAATCTTCTATAAGCATCCAATGCGGTTCTTGCTGAAACCAAATACTATTAGGATCATTTATTTCCTTTCCTTGTGAGTTTGTCTCTCTGTCGTAATAGTTATAACCTGAGTACACTTTAAAACTCCTTAATTAATTACAGTGTAATAGCTTTCTTTAATAAAGCCTAACACCAGTTCTTCGACCCGCACCCATATGTAATGGATTAAACAACCTCCAACAGATGTAGCCAAGTGCATCTACCATGTGGTCATAACCTGCCTCTTTATCAGGGTCACCTTTTTCAGTATAACTTTGTAACTCAAGACACTCGATTAATTTTTTTGCAGAACTGTGAATTTTTAATCTAATGTTACCTCTGCCATCTTCAAATAATCGCTGTACAGAATTAACTCTATCTCTTATTGGTGGATTTGAAGCTGCGGATTGATTAACAAATCCGTAGCCTTCAAGTATCTGGATGTCGGTCTTTGTAGCATTTGTGCTTCTATTACCGCCTGAAGCGTCAGGGTAGATATATATTTTGTTAAATGGATATCTGTTTTTAATTTCTTTCGCCAAAGTGTCAGTGTCATAACTAGCATTAATTTCATCAAAGATGGTCATTGAATCACCTATAGCAAGCCCAATCACAGCGTTAGTATTCCCGATATTAAAGTCGATACCGATTCTGAGTGGTTCATTTTCTATATTTGGCTTTTCTTCAATAACATGAGTAGATCTATCGAAGCGACTATAGACTACTCCTGTTGTTATATTACAGAACTCGCCATTCAAATAAGCTTGAAGTAACCCAGACTCATAATTCTCTTCAAGTCTCGTAATGAAATCGGCAGGTAAATGTGGATTATCATAAGTCCTCATTTTTATAAGACGTCTATCAGTTTTTGTTTTGGCTTCATTACTTCCAAACGTATTCCACATCCACCGAAAGCCTTCAGGTGTAGACGCTACACCAAACTGTCTTTGATTACCACTACGAAGTCTTGCAAGAATACGAGGAAAAGCACGATCTGCAATGCTTGGTGC